ACATCCCATGCATCAGCAGAATCACCTGCTTCTGTTGTTACAGGGTCAGCCACAATCATAGTTGGGGAATAAACCTGTAGTTTGAGATCCTTGTTGTATTCAGCATTAAAAGAACCGTAGTCCTCATTTAAAGCCTTGATAAACATATCATCTCTCATTGGCTTGAGTCTTCCAAAGTGTCTGTTGTAAACAGCCTGATACTTGCCATCTTTAACACCTACAAGAACACGTAATTTGTTAGCACTGAGTACTTTAACATACTCTTGTAACTCCTTTACATCTCCCTGAGCAATAGCATCGATAGTATCAAATGATACCTCTCCACCTGCTGCCACGTTAGCCCAAGCCTTGGTAAAGTTAATCAAAGTATCCTCACCAACATAAGCTTTTCTTGTTTTATCTGGATTTTTCCACCAGTCATAAGCAGGGACATCTGCACTCCATGTAGTCTGACCAATGTTGTTAGCCCACATGAACTTGCTTCCGTCCTTAGATGCACGGTGCTTAGACTGCATGAGAATCTCAAACCTTGTAGTAAAAGATAGCCCAGGAACGTCAGACTTAAGCCAGAATACTAGCTTATTATAATCCTCTTCGTTAAGAGTCACTTTATATTCTGGTTCGTTTCTGAGATTAATCCCTAGATCTGAAAGCTCATCTAAACTAGGGTTAACTGCAACTACTGATACTGGGGCAATACCTGTATATAGGGTTATACCACCACCTGATACAACTTCTTCTGAATTATTCGATTGAATAGCCATCTTAATTAATTTTTAACGGTAATACATTTTATAAATTATGTCTCTATCCCTTCACATCTCTGCCTCTGCATTAACAATCAAGTCAAGCAGATCGAGTTGGTTAGGATCAGTAACCACCTGACTACTTTCTGTAGTCAACTGGTTAGGATTTGTAACCACCTCACTATCTGTTAATCTAATTCCAGTTTGAGGAACTGTAGGAATAGTTACTGGGTTCTCTACTGTGTCATCTACAATAGAGATACGTGTAATCTTACGACGAGCACGTAGACCTTTGAGCTTTGGGTGCTTGAATACCTCTGCAACTTCTGCTGCTGATAAGTTATACTTCTTAGCAATAGCGGCTCTATCCATGCCGTTATTCAAATCCCCAAGAACTGATGATACAGTAATCACTGTGGTTGGTTGTGTTGCAACTTCCTGTGCAACGGTAGCTTCAATTGCCATTTGATTAAATTTTGAATTAGTCAATATAAATTTTAGTCCAATCAAGTTCCATAACTTGACCCTTTAAATGCTCACAACGAGAACCTGCAGTGATCTCTTCACTAGAGTCGAATGAAATCATTGTCTTGTTTCCATCTCTATAAACGTAGCCTATGGCATCCGAGTTAGAGCAAGCAATGTTTCTAATCTTACCAGTCAAGTCGAGATCTTTAGCAGATACCTCTTTACCTTTCTTCTCAAGCATCTTATCCTTGAGGTGGCCAATATAGATGATATGATCAGAGAGCATCTCCAATCTATCCATCCATTTCTTAATAGCCATTCTCAAGTACAGATAGCCTGCACCCTGAGGAAGAGATAGAACTGACAATCCTTTGTTATCAGGATCGAAGTTCTTACCCATCGGGGTTTGTCTGTACAATTCCTTAGCCTCTGACTCACACCAAACTTCTAGCTGTGTGAGAGTGTCGATAGCTATATACTTGTAGGGTTTCTTGGCTTGCATGATAGCCTTCCCTACCTGTCCTAACTCTGCAAGATTGTTAACCTTAATCTTAAGTGCTTCAACCATGTCAGATCCTTGTTCTAGGTCTATGATTAAACACCCATCAAGCTTAGCAAGTGCAGTAGTTTTACCAATCTTTGGGGGCCCGTACATAATCATATGTCTTGGGCTCTTCCTTCCAACTGGTACTTTCTCTGTTGGCAGTAATAATTCCATGAGTTAATAATAATTTACTTTTTAGGTCTCTCTTTAATCGAGAAGGTAGACAGATCTGATTCGTAAGGAATCATGCCTAGCTGGCCATCCCTATTCTTTTCTACGTGACATGCAAGCAAGCCTACTGGGTTCTCACCACAATATGAATCTGTTATCCCGTATAAATCATATGGACGTTGAAGCATCATAACCACGTGAGCATCCTGGCCTATCGAGTCACCCCCGAATAGGTCAGTTAGCTGTGGCTGATACTGCTGCTTAGCACGATACTCTTGCTCGATGTTCCTGTTTAGCTGAGACAATAGGATATTGATTACCCCAAGTCTAGCCTGCAGCCACATACAAGTTTTAGATATCTGATTAAGCTTCTGTAGTTCTGTATCCTCAGTCCCTAGAATAAGTCTAGAGTGGTCAAAGAGGTTGATTATTGTGTGGTTTGGGAATCTTAAGTTCACCCTGTTGTTCACCTCTTTAATCTTAACCATGTTCTGAGGAATAGAGCAGAAGAATATCGGGTACTTACGATACTTATCTACTGCCTTCTCATAGTCAGTGATCTTCTCGTCAGAGATTGGGGACTCGATACTATACAGCTCTGAGAACTGCAACTTAACATCGTTAGCTGCTGCCCTCATAATCTGCTGATAGTCTGGCATCTCGAAACTCCAATAAAGGAGAATCATTTTCTTGTCCTTGTTCTTGTCTAGAAGATCGAAGACCAATTGGTTAGAGAAAGCTGATTTCCCTACACCTGGTCTCCCAGCAATTACATACATTTTCCCAGGCTGCAAACCACCAAGAAGATTCTTATTCAACCTATCCCATCCAGTAGGGAAGACAATCCTGTTACCAAGCTTAGCAAGCTTGATCTCTTCGATTGATTTGTCTACTGATTTTGAGATATGACGAAACTCTTTTAAAGTCTCGTCTAAGTTGTTAGAGTGATCTTGTGATTCGTCCTGTGGTTGATTCAGGCTCTGTTGTGTCATTTGTGTCTGTGTACTTTTCCCAACTGTGATTATTAATCCATGTGTCAAGCATCTGCATATAGCCTAGGCCATTACCTTTCCTACGAAAGTCAAGTTCCCTGTTAAGGCACCCGATAATCCTATCGTGCTTCTCCTTATCAGTTCCCACAATCTTCTTGTACTTAGCTTTGGCTTTGGAATTTGCTTTAGAGTCAGGATCTTTAGCTCTTAGCATTCTCACCTGTCCATTATTGATAACCTTTAGGGGGAATCGGGAGAGGAGACCATGCCACATCTGATCGAAGTCTGAAAGAGTGCTTGTTTCAAACTTATCCCTTAATGTAACATCGTCATCCTCCCCGATTTTGATCCACCCATTGGTTTGCAATAACTCTAAATCAACATTTAACTTTAAACTAGGATCAATTTCTTTACGACTCAGCAGTAGCAAGTAAACATACTCATCAGGACATAAGCCAAGATTAGTAAGCCTTTCAGTATCAAGTTCAATGATCATAAAGATTTCTGTTATACTATCTATACTGAATCGTTTTCAAATATAAGAAGAAATTCCATCAATCCAATTGATATTGGATAAATTTTTAATGGCATTTTCCAGCCACTTTTCTTCTTGACTATCCTTCACATAGAGAACTACGACCTCTCCCACCTTGTCTTTATCAGACAATCTGAGGAGACGACCGACCCTTTGAATCATCTGTAGTGCCTTTGAGTCAAGGCCACAGATAACACCAAGGTTAGCATCATGTACATCAAAGCCTTGATTTAAGGCCTTTGTAGAACATAGCACCTTTACAGTACTGTCTTTAAAGTCCTTGAGAGCTGCATCCTTTTCCTTCTTCTTGAGTTTAGAATGATATCTAGCTGCAGGGATGCCTTCATTTGCAATTGCCTCGTGCATAGAATCAGTAAACTCATTACTACCCCCGAAGGTTAGTATCTTCTTATCAGGAAAAGCTTTAGCTATCTGAGCAGTATAAAGAATTTTGTTATGAGCCTTTTGGACTATCTCTTTACGATCTCTAATAGCCTTGTAGAACATAGCAGCATTCTTCTTATCCTCAGGACTAGCAGATTGAGGATTAGCTAAGATTTGATTAGCCCTGTTAAAGGAATCAAACTGTCCAAGCTTGTACTTGTAGTGTACAAACATGTTATTAGCTGTCTTGTAATCCTT